TTCTTTAAGCCAGGGTATGAAGTATGTGGCTTATCTACAAATAATCAGTATTTGGTTATTGCCGTAGAGCGTCGTTCGAGTAACAGTAATCGTAACTTTCAAGATGGGGCGCTTTACTTCTGGGATGGCACAACGAATGCCCCGAACATGGTTATAGATATTCCGATGGGTTCACCGTATGGACTATACACATTTAACAATGTTACGTACTTCGCTTGTGCCGGCTCACTGTTTGCGTGGAGTGGGGGACAGACGGTTATTAAGGTACGTAAACTTGCATATCAGAGTACTGATTATCTGAATACAGTAGACAATACGATAGTTAATCCTAATATGTTCACCTCTCGCTATAACTTGCTTGAGATGGGCTACCCCAGTAGTACGACTAATGTAAATATCAATTACGGCGTATGGACATGGGGAACGGTGGAACTGACATTTCCTAACTCATACGGGTTGTCTTACACTTTAGCAAACGGGTACTTGAATAATACTAGTCCTATTTCTGGGCTACAGATCGGTTGCGTACAGAACTTCGTTGATACTATGTACATATCCTGGCAATACACTGATGCAAATAGTCAGGTTCATTACGGTTTGGATGTGGTAGATAATACTTCTGTTTCTGCTCCTGCTTTCAGTTGGCAATCTCTTATCTGGGATGGTGGTGTTAGCTACAAGATTAAATTTGGTGCGCGTATTAAGATAACGTGTTTACCCGTTCCAACCGGTACAGCGCTACAGGTAGGGTACTCGCTAGACAGAGGTGCGTGGGTGTGGGGCAATAGTGCTGCGGTTGGAGATGTTGGCGTAACGATAGATGTTAATCAGCGTTTTCACGAAATTCAGTACGGGTTTAAGGGTACTACAACTGGTACGCTTACGCCGTGGACTGGGATCGGTGTTACCTTTGACGTTGATACCCTACCGCGTGATGAACAAATGACGAAATCACAGTAAGGTATACTAAGCATATGTACCCTGGCGGATCTAATTTTGAAAACGATTTATATCAGAACATTCCTTCTATGGCTCTTGCATTTACGATGTACTCTACAACATTTGGTAATGGTGCGTTTGTCGTGCAGCCTGCTAGCCCAGGTGAAGTACAATCAGGGTTCCCTTCAGTTCCATATTTGCCACTTGAAGCTATGATTTATCAGCAGCAAGCTTCTAACCCCCTCTCAGCACCCGTGAACACGCTTAGCGGCTCGAATACTGGTCAACAGGTGATTAGTGCAACTCAAACTGCAAATGACTCTACAGGCACTCCTAGGGTGCTTCTAGGCAATCAACAGACAGGATAGATATGGATAATTCTCCTACGGGCAATCAAAACAAGTTTTTTGGAACCAAAGTTTCCATCCCTGGTATCAATGTAAACAATGCCGGCGATAATCAGCTTGTTTTAAGGGATGATTATTCCAGTCGGATCTACTATAACAATAGCGGAGTGCCGACTGTTTTATTAGGATTGCGTAAGTCAACCACACCAGTACAGCGGGGATTGTTTGTGAGTCAGGATGGCATTGATGTGACCCAAGCTACTGATGCACAACTTGTGTTTAACAGTAACCAGAATATCTTTAAGATTGTAAAAAGTGGTAATACTTCCATTCCACCGGTGAGTTTTGACAGTAGTGGGGGGCTTATCTTTCAGTCAATTATAATTCCTCACGGCTTCTCATTTATCCCGGTTTTACAAGCTTATGCGCAGATTAAATATATCAATTTTCCTACAGGAGTATTATCATCCAATACCATACCTGCTTATGTAACACTTCCTTATAACGGTAATGCTGGTTTCGCTCCTAATGGTAATTATACCTATTATATTGATGCAGCTATTGATAATACGAATATATATTTTACTTATTATTACTTTTCTAATAGTGCGTATGGTGCAGCCAGTTTTCCAACTACCCCAATAAAGTACAATCTGCTGCAGAATACAGTTAATTAGAAGCAGGAACTAATATGCAAGTGTCGTAGGCAGCAATTTGTAGATTATATTGGTCAATTAACTTCTGTAATGCTGGGGTTGTAGCACCATAATATGGAGCGTCAGCAATTTGGCTTTCTACTTGCTCTTCCTGTTTAACAGTAACAATGATAGCTTTTTGCTGATTAATTGTATTAGCAGTCTCAGGTTGCTTTGGTAGGCAAAAATTGTTTGGTTTATTAGCCAACATGTCACCTACGGTATTGCCAGCTGGCGGTCTTACGTCAGCCAGTGAAATAGTTGACTGAGATGTTAGGGGCACAACAACAATTGCAAGTAAAAATACAACTACTCCTAATATTTTCTTCATATCACTATCCTATCATATTAAAAAGACCCCTAGTTCGAGCTAGAGGTCTTTTATTGCAATCGATTGCAGAATTCAATATAGGTTGCTACAATTATCCCATAAGGCCTGAGCCATCATAGCGGTGGCTCTTTTTATTTACATATGAACCCTAATACAACAGCGATGGCTAACCAAGCCTATCAGCAATCGCAACAGTTACAGAACCAGTACAATAACCAAGCGAGTCAATCGCAGGGTCAGTATCAGAACAGTTACGGGCAGGCTAACCAAGCACAGCAAAATCTGCAAGACTTTACAAAAAACATGCTGAATGGTAATCAGCTGTATGGGCAGGATTTAACTGCTGCGCAACAGATGTATGGATTTGATCCTACGCAGCTGCTAAAGGCGAATCAGGCGTTAGCCAATACCAACACGACCCTGGCTAACTTGCCGCAGGCTATTCAGCAGCAAGGTAATTATTATGGTACGACTGCTGGACAGGAAGCTGGCAATTATTCTAATTTAGCAGGCAATCTTAATACTACGTTGGCAGGGCAGGGTAATGCAGTAAATGCGTTTCAGAGTGTCTTAAATGCCACACAGAATCAAGCTAATCAGCAATCAAGCCAAGCACTTACTGGTCAACAGCAACAGCTAACTGGCTTAACTTCATCTGCACAAAATGCAGCTACTATCATGCAGACCTCACAGGTAGCTATGAATAATATTGAAACGCTGCAACAACAACAGGGGTTTTTGACTGCTCAGCAACAACAAGCCTATGCGCAAGCTAAGGCTAACTATGCCTCGGCACAAAACTCTCTGGCGCAAGCTGGTTTAGCCGGAGAGCAGACTAGCCAAGTTACTCAGCAGGTTCAGCAGTTACGGGATATTCAAAATGCCTTTAAACAGATTTACGGTAATAACTGGGCAGCTGCGCTTACTGACGTACAAAATGGTAGAAGCCCGACTGAAGCTACGACTAACGGTTCAGGTGGGATTACTTTAGGACTTGGCGGTCAGACTGCCTCACCTCAGATTAGCTTAGGTGGATTGCAAAGTGGAGGGGTAAAACTACAATGAATCCAACTACCTTAACAGTACCTCAGCAAGGTGCAAACGCTATTGTGCCTCCAGTCAGTGATACAAGTGTACCTTCCGGTGGGCAGCCAAGTTGGTGGGAGCGGTTGCTGCCAACTGCTGGAAGCGTAGTAGGAGGAGTGCTTGCTGCGCCACTTGATCCTTTTACGGGTGGTTTAGCTTCTGTTGCCGCAGCAGGACTAGGTAGTTCTTTAGGTAAGATGGGTGAAAACAGCTTAACGCACCAAGGCATAGACAATGGTGTATTAGGGGCTGCTGCAGGTGGTGCTTTAGGACAGGGAGTTGGTAAGATCGCTGGAGGCGTATTAGGTAAAGCTAGTGGTTTACTTTCAAATGCAGCAGATAAAGTAGAGAGCAATGTTGCTCAAAAAGGTGCAGATGCGATATATCGCAATATACCTAAAGGGCTAAGGCAGTCTTATGACTTAGCAGGTACGACTAATCTTGCAAAACAGCTAGGCGTAGATGTTACTAACCCGAGTAACCTTACGGGTACTGCACAAAATGCAATAGATATTTTAAATAACAGTGTGAATGACGCATTGGGGCAAGCTGGGCCAGTAGATGCTAGTACGTATAACGATATTATTAAAAGTGCAATTGCTGACAAATCGGGTGTGTTGGGGAGTTATGACCCAGTAGCAGTATCGAGAGGCAGATTAGGGATGGCAAATACACCTGCTGCAAAATTGTTACAGCAGTTAGAAGGCTATGGCGCAGGAGTTGCTAAAACAGATGCCGATCCAACGGCAGTACGAGCATTATTACAAAAGGTTGGATCAGCTTTTAGTGACGCGAATCCCACGGTAACCGCCGCTACTGGTGCGAAAGATCCTGTTCAGGTTGCTACTCACGATACTTTAGGTGAAGTATATAACAATCTTAAGAACTTACTGTACAATCGTCCTGAAGTAGCCCAAAACTTCGGTAAGCTAGAGGGTAACCTACAAGCTGCTGACGTAGGTGGTAACCAACAGCTTGCTGATTACTTAAACAATATTATCCTAGGAGCAGATAATCATCAGCCAGTACTCGATACTTTGCAGCAGTTTGGGAATATGAATAGTCTTGGCAAAGCGGCAATATCAGCAAGTAAAGGTATGGTAAGTGCTCCAGCTGTTGCTCCAAGCACTTCTTCGCTTGTCGGTAACCTTGTAAAAGGTGCAGCTGGGGGAGGGCATATTGGCATGGGTGCAGCACTCGCAGGACATGTTGTAAACGGGGGCGCAGATGTATTGGGTGCTGGGGGTAGTATATTAGATCGCATTGCTCCATTGGCACCTTCTGCTGGTGCGGCATTAGGAAGTGCGGTAACAACCGGTGCTGATACGCCTTTACAAACTGAACCCTTAACAAGTACTATGCAACAAGGAACAAGTATGCAACCACAATCTACAAACATTTTTGATGCTTTAACGAATCCGGGTAGCGGAATGAGTGCTAATTATGCTCCTATTGCGCTACAAGCTCTAGCGGGCATGTTTGACCCTAATTTGCTTAACCAGTATTCCGGTGCTGCGAACAATGCAGAGAAAAATATTCAAGCGGCTCAGACGGCTTCTTCGACACTTCCTAATCTTATGAACGAGTTTAATCAGGCTGGTGGTGGTCAGGGTCTAGTAGGTGGCGTACTTAGTAGACTGAGTGGTTTGTTGCCAGGTACACCTGCTTCTAATTATGCTGCACAAGCCAATGAAGAAGCTCAGGCGCTTTCCAGGGCTACAGGCGTGCCTATTACTGCTGCAGAGTTACCGCAACTTACTCAGAATAACCAGACTGCATCTGACACGATTGCTCGTCTTCAGAGCCTTCTCCAAACGCTTGGCGCTAATACCTCTGGTAGTGTACTAGGCGCAGCGATTCAATAATGACCACGGGTTAACCGTAGGTGTCGTCCGTATCGACGTAGAGATTCAAGAATTGCAAGAATTACAATTATTGTAAACATATCTAGATTATACTAAACTTCTTTATTTTTGTCAAGCGCGTCATCTTCAGCGGGGCCGGGGATTTCTTTAACTTTCAACTCTCCCTTGTTATCGTTTAAGTCGATATGAAATTCCAAGTCTTTCTCAGGCGAGAATCCTAAACCAACAGATAGAATTTTAAGATATTCAGTCTGTGCTTGAGAAATATAATATTCAACCGATCTTTTAATAGTATCTAGGGAGCGAAGATATTGTAATTCATAGGGGCGAATAGTAAAGGTTTTTTCCGTATCTTCCAGTTGTTTTTTAATCTTATCGCTCATGATAATTTCCGATCTGCAGAATCAATGTCTGCTTGTTTAAAATACCTATTAGCTACATCACCTCTATACACGTCTACAAACTCAGGATTTGGCTTACCATCTGAAGTGTAGGGCTGTACGATATCTGCTGCTAAGCGTTTCCGCTGGTCGGCATGGCTCCATGATTTCCATTGCGTATCTACATCATTCGGTAATGGCACGTCTACCCCTTTGTGGTACTTGCCATTTTCATCTATATAGCCGGCAGTCTTACTCTTTTTCGACATAACTTAAGGATACTCCGGCAGTAATAAGTCCAGCAACGATACTCGTTGCATTACGGACTACTTCCTTAATGACAAGTGAGGGGTCGATTACGCCTATTTCCAGGAGGTCTACGGGTTCTTCTGTGATGGACTTGAGGTTATATCCATACCAAAGCTTAGAAGCCTCTAAATAGGCTAGATATTTGTCAGGATTAAGCCCTGCGTTGCTGGTAAGTTGGCGAAAAGGTTCTTTGAAAGCGTCGTCGAATTCAGTACCTGTTACACGAGCAAGTGTCGTACCACCTCCAGGCACGACGCCATCTTTCATGGCAGACTGGACTGCGCATACGGCGTCTTGGACACGCAGTTTGGTTTCTTCGCGTTCCAGTTCTAATGCACCGCCCACTTTAATAATTGCCATTCTTCCAGTCAAACGACCTAACCGATCCTTAATAAACTGTACGGATTGCGGATGGTCTGATTCTTTTAACTGTTCTCGCAAGGAGGCAATTCGTTCTTTTACTTTGTTTGTATCACTGTCGCCGCCCAAAATAGTTGTAGCATGTTCGGTAACTACCACTTCTTTAGCGAACCCTAAATAGTCAGATGGATTAAAGTCGCTGCCTTCGTATACGATGGCACCGGTCATAATAGCACAATCGTCCAGGAAAAGTGTACGTCCACCGACAACGAAGGGAGGGTCAACAGGGATGCCCATAAAAATACCATTTGATTTAGACATTTTAAGGACTGCTAATGCTTCATCTTTGACCTCTGCTAAGATGATACATTCCTTAATACCGTCGCTTACCATTTTTTCCAATACTGGTTTGATATCGACAGCAGTAGCAAATACTTTAGAACTGATAAGAATAGGAATGTCTTTATGGTCAGATTGGTTTAAAGATACATCGTTAATCAAGTCAGTGTCTTTGTAGCCCTTTTCAAAGTAAAAGCCGTCAATGAGTTCATTGTGAACACCTAGACCTTCGTACTGTTCAATGATTACGCCGCCATCTTTACCAACTTCTTTCATAATGTCAGCAATCATAGCGCCTAGATTTTTATCATTTGCTGAAATGGTAGCGACTTTTTGCAAGAATTCTTCGCCTTTAACTGGCTTTTTGATTTTATCTATGTAGGCAATAGCCACTGTTTGGGCTTCGTTCAGCTTTTGGGCTATCTCCATTGGTTTGAAGCCTTTACCCTCTAGTTTTTGAGCCGCTAGAAGCAGGTGATGTTCAAGGATAGTTACTGCAGTCGTACCGTCGCCTACCTTTTTATTGTTCTTTTCCGATGCTTCTTTAATGGCTTGGATAATGTCATCTTCGTGCGGATCTTCACTGCGTACCATTTTGATGTTCGTAACACCGTCTCTGGAAAGCATAGGTGGCCCATGTCGGAAGCCTAGGATAACATTACCGCTGCCTGGGCCGTAAGCGCTTTTAGCTACGTCATATAGTGTCTGAGACGCTTTACGAATCTTTTCTTGGACAATATCACGATTAGTTTCTACTTTAGGTATCTGTAGACTCATCTGGCGAACTCCCTAGTATATCTTTAATTTCTATCAAGGCTTGATTATTACTAACACGCAAATCATCTTTAAACTGTCGCCAGTACCCAATACGGTGTAACAGGTAACTTTTCAGTTTCATATCTTCTGGGTGTAAAGCGATAATACGTCCACTCATCACTGAATCATAGCTTTTTTCCGGTGTGGGAATACTACTTTTAGAGAGTTCGACTAGCGCGGTTCCAACTTCTGGCTGAATCATTGTTAGCAATATAACATATAAAGCGCCCTGTTGGAATAGGGCGCTGACAGATAGTATACAAGATTTTGCACTTCCGTTGTTTTGTATTATACTAATCGGCATAAGGCCTGAGCCAGATAACTGGCTCTTTTTTATTGAGATGAAAGATATTAAGGAAGTTCTCAAGAAATCAAAACGTTCTAAGATTGTCAAAGAAGCTAAAAAAGGGCATGACTTTGGTAAGAAGGGGAAGAACTTCTCTAAGGTTGCTGCTAAAGCTACGAAAGAATACGGATCAAAAGAAGCTGGTGAGAAAGTGGCTGGAGCTGCGTTTTGGAAACAAAGGGCAAAAGGATGAACAGCAGTAGTATCCGTAGTGTGCTACGTCAGAGTGATGACTACAAGCCTTCAATCACATTTGATGTTAAGGAACTTCCAGAGATCAAGGACTGGAAAATTGGCGGCAAGTATAAACTCTTACTAGATGTTGAAGAAGTCAGCATGAGTAAAGATGAATACGAGCCACGGTTAACAGCTCGCTTTAAAGTAATGAAAGTAAAAGTTGCTAAATAGCCATGAAACAGAAACCACCGACTCGCTGGGCGCTGGCACTTGCAGAAGCAGCAGGTAAGACAGGCACCTTTTACTTCTTGGTGTTATGGATGGTTGGCTGGATGACACTTGCGACAATTGGGTTCTGGGTGTTTGGCAAAGACAAGTATCCCTTTATATTTCTTCTATTTTTAAGCAACCTTGTACAACTGTGGTACTTGCCTCTTTTACAGATTAAGGCGGTGCATGATTCACAACAGCATCAGCAACATCATGAGTTACATATGGCAAAGCTGGATGCTATTCATAAGAGCGTTACAGGAGAAGAATCATGATCCAAACTGACTGGAATAACGTTGTTAATGGTATCGTGAATCAATATACAGGACATCAGGTAGCGTATCATGGCACATATCTTGGACAATGTACTGTACCTGTTGCCTATTATGTTGAGTCTTTAATCGGTAGTCGTGCACCGAGTATGTTTGGCGATAGAGCAGATGGATGGGGAGTTGATTTTCCTGCTGTATTTTCTCCGTTCTTTACTCACGAAGCATATCAGCCCGGCAAAGCGTATCCTAAGGGAACAATCCTTATGTGGAACTCGCCACATATTGCTATTGTATTGGGTTCAGATGGTGGTAATACGGTAGAAGTGTTTGAGCAGAATGCCGATCCCGATGGAGCACCTTGTAAAAGTATTAGTCGAATGGTGAACAATCAGTATCATGTCTGTACCTATGCACTTGTGCCTGTTATAGAAATACCATCCCCAGCACCTGTGTTACCACCTCCCCCTCCCTATACTGTTGAACAAATTGATCCCAAACAGGTAAAGACTAACAAATCGCCTACCTATAAGTGGGGTATGAATTACGACAATCTGTCAGCTATGGAGAACAACCCTGTTTCAACGGTTTCTGAAGGTACTATTATGACAGTTGTTGCTATCGTGCATCATAATACTGGCGGACAATACTACAAAACTTCTTTAGCGGATCCTGATGGCTTTAATATTGTGGATTGTGACAACTACACACCCGATCCACCACCTCCCGCACCAGAACCTGCTCCGTATGTCCCCCCTACCGCTGCATTGCCCGTCCCCACTACCGAACAAAAGTATCTCGTTGTTAAGACAATCCTGTACTTCAGGGCTGCTACAAAAGCTGCTAGTCATCAAGATGCTGTTGGCACTGTCAAACCAGGTAGTTACTATATTTTCAAAACAGATCCGAGCGGTATGCAGAATATTACTAAGACGAAAGGTGCACCAGGGTTTTGGATTAACCCCGAAGATAATGTGCCTGATGTTCCCCCTCCTCTTCCGGTTGCGGCAACGCCGGCACAAGTGGCAGATAACACCTGGAAGTCTACCTATTCCAGTTTTTCAGATGATCGTACCCCACTAAAGTATACGTTTGTTAAAAATTACACTATTACTGACTTAGGAGGTCAACGACCACCGATTAACGCGACTATTGGGCAGGATATTTTCATCTACGGTACGTTTATCAAGGATGGCGTTATGTATTACCGACCTAAATTGCAAGCTGATACCAATTTTGCCTACTACTACGGTATTGAGACGGTTGAACCGATTACCGGCAATATCATCATTGAGCCATATGAGGATGTATATGATCCCACTACTACCGTGGCAAGTCATGTAGCAACAAAGACGGTTACTTTCGAGGATAGAGTCGTGATAGCGGTAACAAAATTTCACCAATGGATAGACTTCATTCCTAATTTAATCAAAAAACTATAAGGAGAATACTATGCTACATTTACTAACCGTTGTCTTACATTGGGTAAGCCTACACCATACACAACTTTTGGCACTCGTAGGGGGTGCAGGAGCGCTTTCCGTGTTCCTAGAGAGTGTACTACTTAAACTTAAGAACAAATGGCATATAGACAGCAAGAAACTGGCATTCAGCCTACTACATGTCTTGACACTAGTAACAACTGTTACGACGTATTATCTGAGTAACATTGGTAATAAAGATGTATTGCCAGTATATGGTAGTTTAGTTATCTTTGCGGAATTCTGGCATCGGTTTGCGGTCAGTCCGGCATATAACCGCTGGGTTGTTCCCTTCTTGACCTGGTTATCTACTCAGAGTAAAACGTATGTCGCAGAAACCACTGTGTCAGTTGCTCCAGCTCCCAGTACGACTTTCGAGTCATAGAAACACACATTCGTCTTGTTCACACCGTTTAATAGCGGTTTTGTGATGCCAGACATGGTGTTCTAGGATTTCTCGGCGTTCACTGTCAATGTCTTTCCAGATACGTTTACCAAGTTTAGCTGTCGCCCAAAACAATGTGTGTGTAACAGTGGTTAGGACGTAGGCTGTAGCGAGCGCATCGGTATTAAGGTGGATTGTCATTGTTTATTTTTAAATTATATTTTAGATTGTAACAGATTTATTATTGTTCTGCTCTTTTTTGTATATCTCTTTCCAGTTACTGATAGTACTACTGATAAACGGCTTTTCTTTTCCAGCTTTGCGGGCTAATACTCTCCCAATAACCGTGTCGGGCGTTTTGACTTTAAGCATGAGAATAAACAACGGATAATCTACACCCATCTTTTCTAGATAGACCTGTAAACCGCCCTGTTCCTCTATAGAGAGTAATTTATGTTTTGCCATAATGTTATTAAACCACTTCTAGAAGGGGATGTCGTCTAAATTAATTTCATTGCCCAAGTCTTCGACTACGGCGTCTTCTTCTTGTGGATTCATCGGATTGTGCACATGGATGTTATCTTCGGCACTGTCTGATAAATCAAGCTTTGGCTCTTTAGCAGCAGCCTTTCGTCTTTCATAGTCCGCTTGTTGTTCCAGCGTAGCCTTACCTAATTCCGGATCAATTTCTTCATCTACATGTTCATCGAACTTGGGAGCTGATAAGTATTGGCTAAGGTATACTTGCAGTTCTTTATCAAGTTCAATAGCAATCTTGTTCTCATCACTGTCAATATGGTCATATTCAAAGGTGGGAATTTGATACGTGGTAGCACCCTTCTTGCCTTCAATAGAGCCGGTTAGACGGATTTTTCCATTCTGGGTGATATATTTACTGCTTAATTCAATCCAAGCCGTGAGAGCAGCTCCAGAAGCTTTAATATTTCCAATAATATACTCACCTGCTTTGTTTTTATGAGCTATGTAGATAGATTTGGCATACTTTGCCCCTTTAGAGCGTACATCTGTCAGGTCTTTATACAGACCTACTTGTTTTGTACCACGGGAAGTTTTCACGATAAGCTCATCACGAGTTGTGCTTCGGACTTCATTGCTCCAATAACTGGAACTATCTTGTTCGCAGAAGCCAGTAATGGTATTTAATTCATCAAGCACCATAAACTCAAATGGCAATGGTACCTTGACACGTTCCTGCTTTTCTTTGTCATAAAATTCCAACTGTCCCTTAGAACCACTCCAAGTAAAGAAGTGCTGGGCAGGATTAGTTGGTGTTGGGTTGCTGCGTGACATTATTCATCTTCCTTCCATTTATCCCAGCCTGCCTGTTCAGGGTCGCTGGGTAAGTTATCGCTATCTTCAAACATACTTGGTGTCTTATAGAATTCTTTTATGTGTTGGATATCTGGTTTCTGAGTGCCGATGTAATGTCGTTTGTGTTCTGGTACTTCCTCCGGTTCAGAAGGGCGGATCGGTTGACTGCGGCTCATTATCTACTCGTAAATCATTAATCTCTGGCGCATCCTTCTCGGTGTCAAGTAAGTCGTTTAAATGACGTTTGCCTTGTGGATCATGTTCATCCATATTATAGCCCCCTTACATTATGCCAATAAGTTTTTATCGATGGAACGCATTTCCGGCAGTTACAGAGTAGATCGTGTGTAGGACGCATGTAGCGTCGATTTCTTGCCCGTTGTCGATCAACATCTGCTAACCAATCTTCGATACGTTCATTTGTTTGTTTTAGGAATTGGATAATAAACAATAGTTTAGTATTCAATGTACTGCCTCCACCATGTGTTTGTCGTTGCGCCATGATGTAATTGTACTTTTTGTAAATGTCCCAGTTTCCGGACGTTGATCTTTATGACTTTCGCCATGTAGCTCCTTCTGGTAAGTTGGTTCATATCTTTTACCCTTGTTTATGTTTACCTAGATATTCTATACCCTCATATTATCTATGTCAACAAAAAATGTTGGTAAAGATATTATGTTTCTATGTCGCTTATGACTGTATGTACAAAATTCGTGAGTTGATATACTGGAATTATGAGAAATATTGGTGATTATATTAGTTTCAACAATAAACCTAAAGTATCCGAAAGGCATTTCTTAGCAGTCCCAGGTACAAAGGTTTTTTTCGTAAAGTTCATCGAAAGCGTTACACCACTCAACGTGCAAGTGGCCTAACTCGTTTAATTAAGCGTATACTGAAATCATAATTAAACAAGGAACTATACATTATGGGTCTTGCAAGTTTACTACTCGGTATATGGTTAGTCTTAGTTGGTTTAAGTTGGGCAGCGCTTGTTGTAATAGATAGTAAGTTTCTTGGGTTCTGGGCATTAATCACCGGTATTCTGTGGCTTGTCGAACAGTGGCACCCAGTTGTTATCCCAGTACGTCGTAATCCAGCTGCATAGTGGGTAGACGTGGGTTATTGTCGCGGTGAATTGTTACTAACAATGAGCCAAAAGGCACATGCAAACAAAATAATAAGTAGCCATAACATATAGGTACTTTGTACCACTTCCCTGCCCTCTCGTCAAAAAATCATATCCCCTAACACCTTAGAAGATTTTTTCTGTGACATACTTGACGAAGCAGGAGAGTGAGGTTCTAAGAACTTTTTTACTGTATTAATAGCTTCATTAGCACCACGGCAGATAAAGGTTTCAACGCTAGGAATCTCATTTAATCTATCTAGCCATTCACGTTGAGTCGGCGAGACAACACCACCTTTCTGACGTTTCATTTCAATTGCAAGTAAACCGACACGGGGAATTAGTACGAAGAGATCAGGTACGCCGGGACTAACGCCTAACGCTTTATTTTTATTTTTCTGCGACCATGATTTGGTATACGTTTCATTTGGTACACGGAAGTGGGAAAGCCCTTGTAGGCGTAACCACTGCACAAATATGCGCTGTTCAGTATCTTCAGTCGGCAAGGGAAGTGTCATACTTTTTTAAGTATACACTTACAATAACTATACTGGTGGGGGATGCAGTACTCATGTATACATATCTTCGTGTTAGGACATTCTGCTTTACAGTGTTTCATAATAAATCGCAGCCAGGAGTGGGGCATAAGGTCATACTAGACTCTTTATAGCTTGTTCGATTACTGCTACAGGTACGGCTTGAATAAGCGTACCGCCGGGTTGCTGTTCGTTGGTTAGCGTGATGGCTTGCTCCAGCACCCTTTCCAGTACTGCCCTTTTTGCTCGTACTTCTGCTTCACGGATATGGTGGGTAATGGCAGCTTTAGCTTCGCTTTGCAGCCGTACAGGATAGACCATACCCTCCTCACCCGGTCGTGGCAGCCACCTACCCATTAACAGACCGCCAAACTTATTAAGTATCTGGTCTAGCTCATCTTCGTTAGTAGTGTTCATACCTGCTCATCCCCCTCAAGCTGCTGGTTTTGGTTGGGGGATGGGCTTTCAGGAACTTCAATCTCATTCCACTCAACCCCCTCAAAACTGCCATTATACGGTTCGGGCATATATAGCAGTTCATGGTAGTTGCTCTCGTCAAGGTATCTTGGCGCATATGTGCGGTGCGTGACTAAGAACTCTCGCAGTAGTTCCATGACGTCGGGCATACCTGAATATATAACATCTGTCTGGCCTATCCATATATGCTGCTTGCAATCAAGGCAACACAGGTGCATATCTCTGCTCATCACACCCGCTCGCTTTCAGTGGTGGGGGTGGCTAACTGAAAGTCAATCATGCCAGGCTTACGCACATACATAGGTTTCTTACGTTTCTGTAAATTACGCCTTATAAGCTCAGTGGATTTCCACCAGCGAGCATCTATACTTTCCATAAGGGTCGTTATCATATCAGCTGTAGTGGCTTCACCATCTTTCCAGCGCCTTAGCATCAATTCATTACGAAGTATGCTATCGCTGGGGCTGTCAATGCTTTCAGGCCATTTCTTGCCACAGAACGAACACATGGATCGCTTCATTCCGGGGCTGCTGAAGTCTTCGGGGTCTTCCATAATCTCTGCTAAGTGACAATCCGATAACCCTGTTCTGCTCATCTCATTCACTCTCTTTCTAGCTCGCTTGGCGGGCTGGGGTTACTCATCGTATACTGGTAAGTTTTCTAAATCAGTTATTGGTACGATTCTCCACTGTGAACTTACGGTAATGCCATTTTTCTTATATTCCATTGGGTTCTGTACTCGAATCATGGCGTACTGTGTTACGTCTTTGCCCGCATACGATAGTAAGTCTATAGCGCACTTTAGATAGGCGTACACGGCAGAATCTTCCATATCAGCAAGTTTATGAGCATACTGATTTGTGAGTGTATTCATAGTTTCCTGAATGTTTAGTTCTTTGCTCATATTAGTTACCTTCTTCGTTAGTAGTAGTCATGACTTCATCCTTAGCCTCACCACTGCTGGGGGTAAGTAGCTTTCTTGGGCAATCTTCTAGCCTATGCCAAGCACCAAGCCATTTATAACACCAGCCACAAGTCATCAGCCCTGCAATATCGTCTTCGCTCATACCTCTCCTTTATTATTAGGGGGGCTACTTAAAGCGTTCTGGCCACCCTCAGTTTGGTTAACGGTCTTACTAAGCCGCTGCGATAACCTAACCCTCAGCTCTGCGACATCGGCCTTAGCACGGGCTATGGCATCGTCTTTATTGTCAACCGAGGAAGTTATGAGCTGCCCATTAAATCCAGCTTTCCAGGCCTTATGAGACTTCTCTGCAAAAGCGGAAAGCGGCAATTCTTTAAGTCTAGCTAGCCGAGCCTCGGCATCCACGAGCTGTGTTTTTAAAGGTACGCTTCTGACTCTGCACTTATCGACTTGGTTGCGTGAGGACTTTGAGTGTCTAAATAGTTTTGCTAATTCGCCCATTTCAGTCATCTATTCTCTCCTCTTTAATCTTTAAATATCGTTGACCGAACTTTGAGACAGCCATAGCATATCTGCGTCAGGGCATCGTGGAAGGTTGAGTAGATTGCCTGTTGGGTGTGGTGGCCTTCGCATTTTTGGATATGCTCCCTAACTTCTTCCTGGGTAGGACAGTATTCGTATTCAAAAGTCATTACTGTATCTCCTCTAGTTTCTTAATGTGGCTTTTCATGTAGCGGTTGATTTTAGCTTTTAGCTCGGCATAGGCGGCACGGGCGGCATCGGTGGCATAGGCGGCATCGGCGGCGGCACGGGCGGCATCGGCGGCATAGGCGGCATCGGCGGCGGCACGGGTGGCATAGGCGGCGGCATAGGCGGCATAGGCGGCACGGGCGGCATCGGCGGCATAGGCGGCATAGGCGGCACGGGCGGCACGGGCGGCATCGGCGGCATCGGTGGCATAGGCGGCACGGGCGGCGGCATAGGCGGCACGGGCGGCATCGGCGGCATCGGTGGCATAGGCGGCACGGGCGGCGGCATAGGCAGCATCGGCGGCGGCATAGGCAGCATCGGCGGCACGGGCGGTGGCATCGGCGGTTTTCTTATTCGGTGTTTTTAGATACGCCTTCGCTGCTTTAATAGCATCACGGGGGCGACTATCGTTCGGGTACTTGTCTTCGTATATTTTAATGACCTGCTCGGCTGCATAGATGGCAAGCGCGACACTATCCAGCGCCGTCCACTTGTACGCCTTGACTATTTTCATGGTACGGAAACATATCTTATCTGTGTCGCTGTCTGAATCGCCAGAGCCTTCGACAAGTGCTAAAACATCACCATTCACATAACCAAGGGCGTCCAAGGGTTCCTCTGAGGCATGGAAACCGTTCTCACATTTCACAATCTTGCCTTTAACGGAATACTCCTGCCCGATTTTCCAGACATGATTGCCGTGTTTGGAGGTAATTTTCCTCTTGTTCAGGTTTAGGAACTTATAGTATTGCTTCATGATTTTCCTTGTTTAATCTGTTATGTAGTCAGGTACGTTTGGTGGGCTGAGGTTCTAGTGGGAAGCGTGTGTTATTCAGTAGCCGAAACTAAAGTGGTCTTCGCGGACTTCCCACTAGATTTCAACTCACCAAATTGTTAAGACTGGGCTGCTTCTGAAGCTACTTCTACGCAAGCCTTACGGCTACACCCATTGGATTGTCAAAGATCAAGACGTTGGAGCAGTTTTACGCCAGAAAACAATAAGTCCTCTTTTTATACTCCAGGGCGTACATTACTCGTCTATTTTCCACATTGCCAGTATACAACTCACACCGGCAAGAATGGTGAGGAGAAGGATTAGATTATTACTCACAATTCTACTCGCAAACCTTCACGCATCAATGAATTAAACAGTTCCTGTGTCATCTATTTACCCTCCAATAATTTTTTAATTGCTTTGTCTTTAGGTGTTATACCTACGATGTCATACACTTGTTTGAGAATATCGTTACTCATTATCTATTCCTCCGGTTAACATACAGGTGATCGTAAGCTCGTTGGGTAGCGTTGGCAAATGAGTAACCTTGATCAATATAATATTGTCTATCTTCGATAAAAGTCTTAATCTCTTTAATTGTACCAATGGGGCGGGGAATAGTAGGATTCATTACTTAACCTCCCCAACAATAACTTTGTTAGCCGGTACGCCATGTGTTTCCAAGTAGTCGTACGCAAAAGCAGTGGCTTCTGCCATAGTGCCTTTGAAGTCTACACAATGGACAATCTTGTTAAAATTGGTATAGGTGATCTTGTAATTTTTCATGATGCTTTTACGTCTTTCATCATTTAGTTGTTAATACCTCTTATACTACTCTTACATAAATACTATGTCAATACCTTTTTAATTACTTATGTTTACTTTTTCTTTTTTAGCTTCTTTTTCTATAAGGTACTCAAGTGTGCCACGTAAAGTACGCTTTTGCTTAGAAGCAATCACCTTGGCAGCTTCTTTGTACGGAATGCCAATTAAGACAGTGCGTTCGTTTTGTGGGTTGTATGACATACTAAACTCCTTTTCGTGTTCAAAATAATACTGCTGATAAGTTAGGGAAGTATCTGAATACATTATAAGGTACTTATATAGTATTGACAATACTTGCATTATTTGCTAGTATATGTTCATGAACAAAAACACTCAACCATTAGAACTAATCGTCATGCGCGACGGCGAACTGGACGCAGACTACTACAATGCCCTCAAAGCCCGTGAACGTGCCGAGAAGCTAGAACACACAGCTAATCACGTAAAACACGTTCTAGCGGCATCTGCTGCAGCCACAGGACATTTTATCGGACGACAAGTACTTGAAACCTATTCAGGTATGTACGACATGGTAACGGGTGAACACACCTTACCTGAAATACGTGAACTACTGGCTGTAGATCGGTAACTTATAAGTATGAATTACTTTCTTATACCGGCTTAACGGTTCATCTTTTGGTGGTTTCTCAATATAGGGAATAGTACGAAGTAACTTATTCTTAGATATTTTTGGTACTTTAGGCATAAGCAAAATTGTAACATATGCGTGAGATATATTACTGCCTGTTCTTATTTTGTTCTTTTATACTATATGTCATGAAACGTACATACACCCCCCGCATGGTCATGAACAGGATCTTGTTGCTTGGTGAGCATCCCTATTTGTTTAAGCATTAGAGCAATAATGTTTGTTGTAATTTGTGACTATATAGTTTGTCATAATAACAGTGGTGATTAGTATTGACACGTGTGGTATATAGAGCTACCTGTTATCCTGTCTCTCTGTCCGGTGGTACCATTTAGTGTCCGTCTGAACGTTCTTCTCACAGGTCAGACTCCTGTCTAGGTACCACCGTCCAGTTTCAACGAGGTTTCCAGTATTGCCCTTTCAATTTGGATAAAAAAGATTTGACAAGTAGAAAACTATTCGCTAAACTATTTAATATCGTTAAATAGCCAGCCCCCAGCAATGGGGGTTTTCTATTGTTATCGTTAAATAACCAAATAGTGTTTTAAGAATAATCTATGGCTTGTATTTTGTCAACTATTTGTTATTCTACCAGTGGTACATTGGCAGTGTGGCGCGCGGACTTCCTGAAAGAACTTATAGTGCGTCCGGTAATATTTTGGTAGCCATAAACTCCCGTATAAAATCTCTTGCCGGCAAAATGGAAGCTTTGTACCATCGGCCTCCTTAAGCTTGCCACCCTAGAAGTAAAACTAGGGTGGTTTTTTATTGTTGACAATGATATCACGTACTGATATCATCAGCTATATGAGATTAATTGATGACAGCACATTGGTCCGGATCCGGAAGCCGTTAGTACAATTACTGAATGTACGTGCAATCCGGAATAAGAGCAGTATCCGGCAAGAACTGGAAGTTATCTTGCGGAAAGAGTTTAATCTGTAATGGCACACGTTATCCTCCAGGGCAATATTAAGCAGAACCTGACACGGGAGCAGGGATTAAAGGTCTGGAACATCTTACAAGGCACGGCTGAGCCTGAGGATGAGAAACAGGCCATGTATTGTAACAAAGTCGTAAAGATTTACTTGAACTGGCGGGAAGCTCCTGATGATTATGTACGACAGCACCTGCACGCTATTATTCCGCTTGCCCTCAATGAGTGGCGGGTTGACGAACAGAGAGTACCGGTCAAACCAGCAACAGAGTTCGCGTGGGACTTTGCCCGCAGGCATGAGTTATGGGCACATGGCAGGGCAAACATGAAGCTGATTAACGGTCAGCCGGAGTTAGCGGTATGATGTTTAAACGTAAATTGCCATATTCTCAAGAAGAAGTAGCGTTACAGATAGGGGTGATAACTGATCTTATGAAGCAGCGGGATAAGAGTATGCAACTCGCAGTTGTGATGCGGCTGAGTGATAGTAAACAGCAGCGATATTTAGAAGAGCAGGATACAGCTACTGATAATATTGATGTATCGCAAAAAGTACTAGGTTTTATGCTGGAGAGCAATGAGGCGTATTTAAAAAAGAAAGTAGGCAAGTCATGATGACGAAAGCAGGGGGCAGTAAGTTAGTTAAGTCGATGGTACACAAACATGGTAGTTACGAAGCGTGGTGCGAACACATGGCGAAAATGGGTAGCAAAGGTGGAAGCAAGTCGCATGTACGCCCGTTTCAAACTGATAGGGAACTGGCACGACGAGCAGGACGCTTAGGCGGCTTGGGACGTACTGGGTGGCGTAAGTATTCTTGACTCTTTTTAAAGTGTGGTATAGTAAGTTTAACTATGGCACACGCTGGCGGCAGACCTTTAACATTTAAAACTGTTGCTGAATTAGAATCTAAGATCAATGAGTACTTTAAGGCTCATGCTTTTAAAAATGATGTGCCTACGATTACAGGGTTAGCAGTATATCTTGATGTTGATAGGAGAACATTATATAACTATGGTGAGAAGGATGAGTTTTTTCCCGCAATAAAAAGAGCATTAAGCAAATGTGAGGCTGCAATTGAGCAACGAGCGATGTTAGGCGGTCTAAATGCAACGATGGCAATATTCAGTTTGAAGAATAATTATGGCTGGGTGGATAAGACTGAGACAGATGTTACGACTAACGGTGAAAACTTAAACGTAGGAAGTGGGTTAAATGCCGCCGATCTCGATGCAAGACTTGCAGCACTTGTCGCTGGAGCAAAAACTGGAAGCAATACAACTCCTAGAGGCAAGAAACAGGCTAAGAGCTAAAGAAGACCCGGTATTCTTTATTGAGACATACCTTAAGACCTTTGATCCGCGCCCTGAAGCCTATCCTCATCATCTTGATTTTATATTGTACGATTTTCAGAAGGACTATGTTACAGGACTGGTGGAGGCAATACGAACCGGTTATGACATCTTCGATGAGAAGTCTAGAGACATGGGTGTATCATGGCTGGCATTGGCTGTCCGTTTCTGGCTATGGCTATCTGAAGATGGGTACCAGGGGCTGCTTGGCAGTCGTAAAGAAGATTACGTTGACAATGGTACATTAGATAGTCTGTACGGTAAGCTGGATTACTTTATTACTCACATTAAAGATCCGTTGGTTTTACCAAAGGGATTTGATGTTGCGAAACACCGCACCTACATGCGCCTCATTAATCCTGAGAATGGCAATGTGTTGAAAGGTGAGAGTAGCAACAAGAACTTCAGCCGTGGTGGACGTTATAAAGATGTGTTTTTTGATGAGTTTGGTTTCTGGCCTGATGCCCGTAACAGTTGGACGGCAGCTGGTGATGCAACTCGCTGCCGGCATGCGGTAACGACACCCCCTGATGAACCAACATTTGCTAAATCGTTGCGCTTTAGCGATAAGGTAAAGGTACGCACTTGGCATTGGACGCTACATCCTCGTAAAGATGCAGCATGGTACAAGTATGAGCAGAGTAGGCGTACTGAAGAAGAAGTATTGCACGAACTTGATATTAGTTGGGAATATTCCAGTACTGGTAGACCATACCCAGAGATTAGCCAGGTTGCATTTGGGCAGTATGAGTACGACAAAGAGATGCCGTTGTACATGAGCATTGACTTAGGGTTAGATGCGGTGGCGCTTGGGTGGTATCAGCCACTTAAGAATAGTGATTGGGTAAATATGGTAGATGCGTATGAAGCCAGTGATAAGATTATCGAGTGGTATTTTCCATTCTTTGGTTTAAGTGATTGCGTTAATGTATCGCAGTGTTCTTATTGTGGCAAGACACACAGTTTTGATTATTCGGATAAAGATCTAGCTGCTATGCAGAAAGTACAGCACTTTAAGCGGGCTATCTTCTTTGGAGATCCATCTGGTAAACAGCGGCACGTGGAAAGCGGTGTAGCACCATACACTATCCTTGAAGAGCATGGTATTGAGGTACAGATCAACGAACAAGAAAATAACTGGACATCTCGGCGTGATGCTACAAAACGTTTGTTTACCCACATGACGGTGAATGATACTCAAGGCACTCGCTGGTGGAGTGAATGTATCAAAAATGCTCACTATCCAAAACGTGAAGAAACTAGTCAGGCAATTACGCCCCTTACAAAACCGGTGCATGACTGGACTTCTCACCATAGGACACAGACAGAATACTTCAGTGTCAATTATAAAAGTGATTATGGTATTAGTGATGAACCGCGTATGGTACAGGTGCCTGCTAAGCAGGGATTCTATGTAGCACCAAGTGGTGAACCAGTGGGGTTAGGGCTAAATATCCAGAAAATTTTAAAAGACGCTAATAGGAGGCATAGGTAAGTATGTATCCCACACAGATAAACATCATTCTTTCAAAGCAGATAGTGGTGCAGGCTATCCCATATTATTGTATGCGCTGCAAGACCCGTTTATTTGATATTAACCACGATATCCTTGCACTATGGATGGGGCAGGGATACCCGGCACATGAGATACCAAATAATATGGGCTGGGTGCGCCACCAATGTAAGGGGTGTAAGAAAGAATACAACTGGTACTTTCAGTAACATAAAAGCTTATTTATGCAAGTTTAACAGGGTTACATTTGCGATAAACATAAGTATGGTATTATAAGCAATAATGAATCCCAACCTCTACGAAGCTCCTCTATCCGATCCGGTAGTTGATGACATTATCAACAAAGACGGGGTGCTGGAGAATTTGCCATTACTGGATTTGGATTTGCCAGATGAACGAATAGTCCAGACATTACACACCCGCATACAGAATTCGCTTGATTACTTTAATGATAAAACTGGTTTCAACCTACATGATGTACGGGTTAAGAACCTTAATGCGTTTAAGGGCGATCATGCACAGCTTAATCCGTTATACACCTACGATGATACGTGGACGGATAATGAAATCTATGTTGGTGTGGATGCCATCGTTGCTTACACTACAGCTGAAACTTCTCGTTCAGAAGTTTATCCTGCGTCAGGGAGTCCTGAGAGTAAGATATTTGCAGTTGACCTAGAGAAGTATCACTATGCACATAGTAAGAGATTTTTCCTAGCAAAGAAAGTCGAAGCGTCAATACTTAATCTACTTACTCAGCAGTTAGGTGTTATCAAGTTGGTGTGGGATCCGAATTATGGTAAAACTGGTGAAATCCTACCTAAGATTGTTAACCCTAGTCATTACTTCGTAGACAAAAACGCCAAACTGGATGAAATACCAGAGTTTGAGGGTGAGGTGTTAAAAGACAGTGTGGAGGGTTTGATTGCTCGCTTTCCAAAGAAGGAGCGGGATATTATGAATCTCTTCGGTATTAAGCGCAAGGGTGCGCAGAACATCAGTAAAGAGATAGCATATCGTGAAGTGTGGTTCACCTACTATGATGACAACAATAAGCCACAACAGGCAGTTGCATGGTATGTGAATCGGTTAGTGTTAGACAAGAAGCGTAATCCCAACTGGTTATATGAGGATGAGGGAGAGAACTTCTTAGATACTCCTGCACGACCCTATGTACGTTTTAACCTTATAAACGACGGCGAACACGCTATAGACTTAACTGGGCCATTAGCTCAGGCATTGTCAATGCAGAGCAATTTGAACATTGAAGGTCAGCAAGTTGTTGAGAACTTGCGTACTGCTAATGGTTCTAAACTTGTAGCAGCAAGTGCTATGACAACTGATCAGATGGAAGACTGGGATGATAAACCTAACCAGACCATAGCTCTTAAGTTAAAGCAAGGTCAAACTATTAATGATGTTGCTAAGCAGTTTGAGCCGCACATCGTTTCCCAAGAGTTGGTTAACGATAAGATGGACAGTCGTAATACGGTACATGGCATACTTGGTACTCCTAGCCAATTCAGGGGTGATGATACTGACCAAACGAAGACGGCTAGTGAAGCGGCACTTATTAAAAACCAGGCTAGTGGCAGGCAAGATAAGATTATTCGCGCTATTGATTACGCGATGGATAAGTATTACAACTTGCTGACACAAATGATGCTTGTATACTACTCCGAATCACATTATCGAACAGTGAATGGTGGGGATGGTAACTTTGACCATATCGAGATGCACCGTAACAAGATAGAAAGTGGCATGACTGTAACGGTGCAAGCTGGTACGACATTAGCGTTTGACAAGGCGCGTCAAGAAGCTGTGGCGCAAAATGCGGCTGAGTTGGGGCTACTTGCTCCATATGACTACTACCGTCTCATGCACATGGAACAACCGCAGAAGCTGTACGATAACCTCATGAAGTGGAAAACTAATCCGCAGCAATTAGCAGTTGATTTGGGCAATGAAGAAGAAGACCACGATGCCATTATAGACTTTACGGAGTTAATCAATGGTCGTGCCGCTGAACAGCGTGAAGATATTACTCCTGCATACATCGAGCAGTTCCGTAAGAAAATGATTACTGATCAATTCTTAAGTGCAAATAAGAAAAATCAGCAGAAAGTTATCAACTTCGTATTGAAAGCAGCAGAAGCTTTGGCACTTCGTACTGCTATTGACCAAGCGTCAAGCCAACCTGAACCACCCGAACCATTACCTAGCCAGGTTGATAAAACAATGTTACCTATGCCTGCAGTAAATCAACCGGGGGGTGCAATGCCTCCTGTAATGCCGGGCGCACCAATGATGCCTCAAGCTGCGCCTCCTGCTGGATTACTGCCCGCTGCAGCTGCACCTGGTATACAAGGCGTTATGCAAATGGCTCAACAACCCGCACCACAACCGGCAGCACCGAACTTAAATCCTAGTCAGCCTATGCCACCACAAACTGTCGCTTCCTTGCCACCAATGTAATATTATGGTAAAGTTTAATAAGTAAAAGGGGTATAACATGCCAGAACCAGTAGCACCAGTTGCTGATGCACCCGTAGCTCATGAAGAGCCGAAGGCACCAACAACACCAAAAATAAGCCTTAAAACGCCATTGAGCGAGCAAACAGCAGCGCTCACAAAGATTATGGCGAACACGCCAGAGAAACCAGTCGAAGAAGCTGTTGTCGAACCAGTTACGCCTGATCAACCGAAAGAAGATGAGAAAGTATTAGAGACGGCGGTTGAAACACTCAACGAAGAACCTGAAGAATTACCAGTAGAGGATGATGAGGACGAAGAGCCAATCGTAACGGCACCTGAGTTGGGTACATGGCAAGAGTACGTGCTTAAGAATCTACCAAACATTACTGCTCGAATTGTTGATGCTGAGGGTAAGACAAAGACATTGCAAGTTAAATCAGATGCCGAACTGCCCGCAGGCTTCAGTTTCGTAGATGATGCGGCACGTTCACAGTTCTCAAGAGATATTGCAGGACAAGAAGTGCGAGCGCAGAAGCTTTTAGACGAGTACAATCAGAAACAAGTTCAGGAACAGGTTCGTCAGTTTGAGGTACAGGAAGCAAAAGATGTTGCCAGTGATCTGAAGTGGTTGCAGTCTAACGGTTACATTAAGAAGTTTCAGTATGCGGAAGACGATCCGAAGTTTAACAGCGATCCGGCAGTTAAAGAAGCAAATGCTATCTATGACCTTTACAAAAAGACCAATAATGAATACATGCGCAAATATATGAACACAAACCGAACATTCCGTATTAGTTACCGTGATGCTGCCGACAAGTACTTTGCGCAGCAGGCGCGGCAGAGTAAAGACAAACCAGCCGACAAACCTGTACCTAAAATTGAAAAGACCCCGACAGAGAAAGCACGTGATGATATAGCACGTAAGCAAGGTGCGCCGCAGGGCGGTGATGCCGGCGCTGCTAAACCAGCTGCTTTTAAAGGTATGACATTTGATGATATTAACCGCTTAGCGAGAATGGGAAAGATTTAACATGAACCAAGTAATACTGATTATTGCAATGCTGACACATCTTGAGTTAATCACAAAAGATCAGGCAAAACAGTTAGTACAGAATTTACGCTATTCAACTATCCCTGATGATTACGAACAATGTCATAAGATAATTGCTGATTTGTTCAACAAAGCGGAGATTAACGTGAAGAAGGAACTGAAAGATGTTCTTGTTGATGGAAAAAAGGTAACGGTTAAAAAATAAAAGCTTGACGTAGCATAATAACTACCATATAGTTATTTCTCGTAAGGCCTGAGCCACATCTGTGGCTCTTTTTTATATCTTAAAAATAGGACGATTAATATGGCAGGACAGATTTTTACAAACCGTTTAACTGATATAACCTATCAGTACATTTTGCCGGTACTTATCGACGGCGTGAGCAACTCGAACGTATTTACGTCTCGTATGCTTAGTAATACTAAAGACTGGGAAGGCGTAACATACAACGTACCTGTCCAGACAGCGTTCAGCCCAACAGGTGGTTCGTTTAATGGCATGGATCAATTCTCCACAGCTTCTACGAACAACACCCGGCAAGCAACGTTCTACATTACTGGTCAATACCAGTCGATTGTTATCCCCGGCATTGAAGCAGCGGTTAACAGTGGCACTGATTCACAAGTAATTAAGCTGATGACTGCGAAAGCTGATGAAGCTCGTATCTCTTCGGCTGATGCAATTGGTACAGAATTCTATAGCTTCGGCCTTGGTAAAGACTTTGATGGTCTTGGCAACATTGTAGATAATGGTACGAATGCACCTACTTATGGTGGACTTACCCGTTCACAGTACCCGTTCTTGGTCGCTGATGTAACATCGGTTGCTAACAACACTATTACTTTAGACTACCTTGGTTCTGAATTCGATAACAGCTCTGCTGCTTCTAGTACCTCAGAAAGTCCAACAATGGGGCTTGCTCCAAAGAACATTTGGACATTCATTGAAGGCTTGCTTATGCCAATGGTATCAGCTCGCTACGAAGCTTTGGCAGTCCGTGGTTACAACCGTGTTGACGGTAAAACCCCAATGGGTACAAGCGTACCTGAAGGCGACACGAGTTTGTCTGGTTCAGCTGGCTTCATTAGTCTTACCTTCCGTGGACGCCCAATTGTGGCAGACGACAAGGCGACAGCTCAGACATTCTTCTGGATTAACGAGAAGTACCTTGCTTTCCATACGCAAAAGAGTGCTGAACTGCGTGAAATTAGTTCCACTGTCGAATCAATGGAAGGTTTCTATGAAGATGTTCCCTTCCCGTCAGCTTTTCAGTTCCGCGATATGATGAGTTCTATTAACCAGCTTGGACAAGTTGGGGTGCTTATCCTCCTCGGTAACTTGATCGATAAACAACCTCGCCGTAACGGTAAACTAATCGCAATTACAGGAAACTAAGGAGAAATATAATGGAATCAGGTTTTCGACAATTAACGACTCAGGATATCACAACCCTCAGTACCACCAAGCAGGAGCAATTTGGTGCAATGGGTGCAACTCCTGATGGCAGAATCTTTCGGTACGCCGGTTTTGGTGGTACTTCAACAATTGCTCCTTCGCAGCTTCTAGTTGCCAAAGCTTACACTGCTAACTACTACGGTTTGGCAATTACTGCTGTTGGTACGGGTGGTCAGACTACTGGCAACTTACTTGCTGGCAGCACACAACTTGTACTTACCAATGGTGCAACTGCGATTACGCAGGATCAGTTCGCAGAGGGTTATCTGGAGGTTATTCAGACTTCTGGTACCAATGAAGGCCCTGTTCTCTACAAGATTAAGGGCAACACCGCTGCCGCTGCAACTACTGGTTATGTAACTGTTTTCTTGAACCAAGATGAACCACTTCGCAATGCTGAAACATTGGTTGCTGGAACTGACACAGCAAGCCTTAACCCAAGTCCTTATGCAGCTGTTGCACCAAGTGCTACCGCTGGACAAGTGGCAGGTGTGTCGGTCGTACAGACCCCTAACAGTTCAACTGTTACTAACTACGGTTGGGTGCAGACTCAGGGTAGTTGTATCTTGACGAATGATGCAGGTGGCAACTTGACTGTTGGTGAAGGTATTGCGCAAAGCACTACTACTGCCGGTGATATCGTAGCAGTAGCTGCAACGACTTACCAGATTGGGCAGACTAAGAAAGCCTTTAACGCAAGCACCGCTGGCCCTTGTACTATTAACTTAGCTTAGAAAGGGAAATTAGATGGCTACTCAAGATATTGGTCAATACATTTACCCTATCAGGGCTAATGGGTTACGTCTTAAGAGTAATGAACCACTTGTAATTGGGGGTACGATGACTTCTGGTGGTATTAGTACGGGTACTCCTGCGACGCTAGCCTCAGCTGCAACGATAGCATTTACTCCTACCAAAGCGGTAACTACTCATACGCCTACCCAAAGTGAAACGATTAATTTCTCTGCTCCTGGGACGGCTGGAACAGAGATTTGGTTGGAAGTGGTAACATCTGGCACTTCCACCTATACCCTTACTTTTGGTACGAATACAAAGACGACTGGTACGCTGGCAACCGGTACGACATCTGCCAAGACATTCTTGGTGAACTTTGTTTCTGATGGCACGAACTGGGTTGAATCAGCCCGCACTACGGCAATGTAGAGCCTTATCCTACAATAAATTAAGACCATATATTGGTCTTTTTTTATTTGTTATGGTATGATGCTGCTAATGGATAAAGCCTCTCTGTTGGAGCTACAAAAAGACGCATCACAGCGGTTTGCTGAATTGGCACGTAAGCGTGATGAATTTAAAGCCCAGTGGGAGAATACTGTACTTGATATGAACAAGGTTGAAGGTGAATACAACGCCTACTCTGCTCTTTTGAATCAATTCCCTGGTGAAGACAAAGTAGTAAAACGTAAATCTAAGGAGAAAGTAAATGGCTGAGGAATATTACGGTCAGTCCCAAATTAGCGGTAGTATGGATATCAAAACGGTGCAGGAGCGCTGTAGAGAGTATTACGCAATCAGTGACTTTGTTGTGGTGATGAACATTGATACTGAACCGTTTGCTTATCAAATCCAGCGACCTGAGAACTTTGATTATGAACAACCTGATCCTGTAACGATGAATGTTGTAATGACAAAACCACCGGAACGAATTGTATTGCAACCTGGTGAAACACGTTTGTGTCCAGCTTATGAAGCAGATTTGATGATTAAGAATCTTATGGATAAGATGATATATCGCAGTCGTGGCTCTGCAATCTCTGAAGCAAAAGAGAAGGGGGAAGAAAACGTCAACATCAAAGAGTCTGTCATGGATCCTGAAACGCAACATCGCTACATCAAAGAGATTTATCAGGGCAAGAAAGATTTCTTACATGAGTATAACCAATCTATTGACAAGGTAAAATCAGATGTAGCAAAGGATTTAGAAGATGACGAACCAGTTACGTCAGAAACTCCCCGCCGCCCAGGACGCCCAGCAAAACAAGCAGCTTGATAAGCGTGAAGCTGAAGTTGCCCGTCGTGAAGCCTTAGTCAATAACTATCCGAAGTTAATTGCTAAGGCGAAGATTCTTGAAGAGCAAATCAGTTATAAGGAAAAAGAGAAGAGTAGCCTTGAAGCTGAGCTGTTAGATATTAAACAAGATTATGAAGTGCAGATTACGGCTAACGAAGAGCAAAAAGCTGAATATGCTAAATTAGAACGTACTAAAGCAACTTTGTCAAAAGAATGTGATACTTTGTTATCTCGTAAATTGGGCATTGAACAGGAAGTTAGCAAAGCGAAAGATAAGTTAGAAGAAGTTAATCATACTATCCTGGATCAAAAGCGATACTTCAAAGAGCAAGAAAAAGTAATCGATGAGACTTTTGCTGATTGGAACGCTCAGCTAAATGAATTCCACCTTGAGGCAGAACATGAACAGGATAGGAAGAATGTCCTCTCTGGTGACATTATCCGACTTGAACAGGCAAAGGCAGCTATGGTACAGGATAACGAGAATAAACACGCTATTATCGCTGAGCTTGATGAAACGTATAAATTGCGGGTTGAACAGTATAAAACTGATCTAAGCAGTAAAAAAGTCGAAGTCCAGAAAGAAGAGCAGAAATTATTGGAATTGGATTTGAGAAACAAGGGTTACATGGAAGTGCTTGCTAGCAGGGAGCAAGCTTTAACTATAAAAGAAACAGCCCTTAACAAACAGGAAACGGATTTAAATATGCGTGAACGTAATCTTAAAATGAAACTAGGGTTACTCAATGTTTCACTGTGAAAATATGATACAATAACGCTGTAAGGCCTGAGCCACATCTATCTGTGGCTTTTTTAATTTCAAATGTTACCAGAAGGCAATCGTTTACCACGTGATAATAACCGTATCCCACTTATGGGGGGGATATCTTATTTAAATGCCGCAGTATCCGTACCAGCAACGTTTGATCCAGCAACAGGTGCGCAGTTAGTAACAGCAGTAGCATCTGCCGCAGAGTTACCTTCTACCATACAAAATGGGCAACAGACAGTTACGACAAGCGCTGTAGCACTTCCTACTGGTGCTTTGACACAGGGTGTTATTTTAGAGAGTTTATCAACGAATACAGTCAGTATTTTTATTGGCGCATCAGGTGTAACAACATCTACAGGAATTGAATTGTTGCCAGGTGCTTCTACTAGCGTGGCAGTTAACAATACTAATCTTATTTATGTTATTTGTGCTTCTACTAGCCCAGTAATTTCATGGATAGGAAGTTAAAATGCCTCTGTTGCCCTTTGGATCTGCACCGTTTATTAACCCCGTCCCGGAAGGTAAGTTTTTATATTTTGGGGATAAAAATACAGGTATTAAAGGAGATGCTACTAATTTTGGTACTGGAATATTTGTTTTAGACGGCTCCAGTGGAGCAGCCATAGAACGTGATATTGTTGCAACTGGTCAATTTGGCTTATTTGCCAATACTGCTAGTGATGGTTCAGGGACATGGTTACCTTCCATTAATTTTTCATCTAGTGGTAGTTTACAACTTTCAACTGCGAATAGTTCTTTACAACTTTCCTCTGCCGGCGGGATAGTCTTTATTGGAAATTCAGGACATAATGTTGTTTTTGGAACAGACATTACTCCAGGCGGCATAGTAAATACAAATAGTTTTGGCGGTAGTGGAGGCTTGAGTATTGTTTCAAATGTCGCTGGTCATAATGGGATACTGAAGTCTGATAACTTAACTGCTGATCGTACTATCCAGTTACCTGATCTAAGTGGAACAATATCCGTTTCACCCCTAACGACAAAAGGTGATCTTTATACGTATTCAACTGGTGATACTCGTTTTCCGGTAGGTACAGATGGATATGTTTTAAGCGCTGATTCTACACAGACTACTGGACTCAAGTGGATAGCAACAGGTGGAACTGGAACGGTAACATCTGTAGGTGTATCTGGTGCAAATGGTATAGGCGTATCTGGTTCTCCTGTAACTGCTTCAGGTACGATTGCGCTTAGCCTTGGCAATATTACTCCTACGACGGTGAATAGTATTACCCTATCTGGCAGCTCAACGCCTTCTCTAGCGGTAACAGGTACAAGTTCTGTTTCTGGTGCTAATACAGGTGATCAGACAATTACGTTAACTGGAGATGTAACAGGTACAGGTACAGGTAGTTTTGTTACAGCGATTAAATCAAGTGTAACGTTGGCTGGGAGTCCGACAACTACAACACAATCTCCAAGTGATAATTCTACCAAGATAGCTACGACTGCATATACCGATGCAGCAGTGGCAGCTGCTGTACAGGGGTTGTCTATTAAGCAATCCGTACAAGAAGCCACAGCTGCAGCACTGCCAACAAATACTTATTTAGCGGGAGTAATTACAATCACGGCTACTGGAACACTTACAGTAGACGGACAGACGGTACAGTTAAATGACCGGGTACTGGTCAAAGATGAAGTTACGCAAGCCCATAACGGTATTTATCTTTGTACGACATTTGGCACCACAGGCGTACAAGCGGTTTTGACTCGGGCAACTGACAGCAACACTTCTGCTGATATAGTTGGAGCTTTCACTTTTGCAGAGACAGGTACGGTAAACGCCAGTTCGGGATGGGTAAACACTAACTCTGGAACAATTACAATCGGAACCACGGCAATTACTTACACACAGTTTTCAGGAGCCGGCGAGATAACGGCTGGAACTGGTTTATCAAAGTCAGGTAATACTATTTCCTTGAGTACGCCTGTAAGCGTTGCTAACGGTGGTATCGGCACTGGAACAGCCAGTATTACAGCATTTAATAATATTACCGGTCTTTCAGCGGCAGGAACCACGGGTACTACTTCTACGAATCTAGTGTTTTCAACTTCACCGGTGCTGGTATCACCTGCACTTGGTACCCCAACTGCCATTGTGTTGACAAATGCAACTGGCACAGCTGCATCTTTGACAGCTGGTAAGGCGACAATTTTAGCGACAGCACGAGCTATTAACGGCGTAAATTTTGACGGATCTGCTGCAATCACCATTCCAGGTACACCGTGGACAAATGTAACGGGTACTACCCAAACTGCGGCAGTAAATAACGGATACATTGCAAATAATGCCTCCTTAGTAACGGTAACACTTCCTAGCACCGCTGCAATAGGGCAGACAGTATCAGTAGCGGGTGCGGGTGCGGGAGGCTGGAAACTGGCTCAGAATGCTTCACAACTGGTACATTTCGGTACTTCTGTAACCACTACAGGCACGGGTGGTTCATTAGCTAGTGTGAACCAGTATGACGCCGTTGAAGTGGTTTGTATCGTTGCTAATACCACATGGACGGTAATTAATTCTCAGGGGAACTTGACGGTAGTATAGATGGCTACAATAACTACTTCGGTTACGATTAATCAGGGCCTAAATGGTTACGTGGAGCGTTCGATTAATGCACCTGGAGAAAGTTTCTCTACAATTCGTGCAGGTGCGGGTACAGATTCAGGTTATACTTCGGGGAATAATGGCGTTGAGATTGCAGGGCTTTTTGCTACTAATACAACTAATAGCTATCTAGCGCTTGAAAGAGTCATTTTGTTGTTTGATACATCTGCACTACCGTCGAATTCAACGGTTACTTCAGCAAGTCTAAATCTTTACTTTACGGAAGAAGAGACTTCCTTAGGCACCACTTCTTTGGTTGTTGTTGCTTCAACGCCTGCTAGTAATAGTAGTCTTATCGCTAGTGATTATGCCAATCTTGGTTCTGTTTCTTTTGGTTCAATTGCACAAACAAGCATTACTTTTAATTCTTTGAATGTTATTTCTCTGAATTCCTCTGGAATAGCTGCTGTAACTCCAGGTGGTATGACTAAACTTGGCTGTGTTCTTGGTTGGGATTTTAATAATAGTTTTACAGGTACGTGGGCTTCTACTTCAAATACCTATATAGAATGGAGTTCTGCAGCTTTATCCTTAACATACACTAATCCTGCATTGTCAATTACTGGTATATCCTCACTATCTAACGTATCAACCATAACAACGGCATAAGAGGTAATCATGGCGACAAATAATAGTTCAAATAACCAATTCACAAATGACAGCGATGGTTTTGACATCTCTGGTGGTACGACGAAACGAAAACTTACCGTTACCGCAGGAGATGTTACGTTAAGCGGTGGAGGCTCCAACACCTACACACTCCCAGCAGCCACCGACACCCTCGTCGGACGGGCTAGTACTGATACGCTGACGAATAAAGACCTCTCCAGCGCAACGAATGTATTTCCGAACGGTACCCAAGTGCAGGTAGCCACAACCAACTTTACGGCATTTGCGACAGGCATGGCATTGATTCCCTACGACGACACTCCTCCTCAGATAACCGAGGGAGACGAGTATATGACCCAGACCATTACTCCGAAGTTAGCGACCAACCACTTGTTGATTGAGGTAACGGCTATGTTCTCTAGCTCAACGGCGCAGGATTTCATATATGCATTGTTCCAAGACGCCACGGCTAGTGCCCTGGCGGCTGATTCACAACTAATGTTAACGGCCACCGGCACGATGTCCTGCAAGTTGGCGTATGACATGGTAGCGGGTACGACATCGGCAACTACGTTTAGGTTCCGAGCTGGAGGTAGAAACGCTGGAACTACAACGTTCAACGGCACGAACGGTGGTCGGTTGTTCGGAGCGATATCAAAGTCCAACTTCAAAATCACTGAGTACAAAGCCTGATATGTGGTATAGAAGCGCTTAATTTGCTATATACGATCGCCAAGCGTGAAAATAAGAGGAAGTTAGTTATGTTAATTAGGATGAGCTGACCAAGTAAAGCCGTTATAACTAGCACCCATGTTACCGCCGTATGAGTTAGTGTACATAATAAAACCAGTGGTAGAAATATTAGTTATATAGGTGAAGATAACTAATGCAGTACCGATGTTACCAGTAAAATCTGTAATTGATGTAGGTGCCGTACCAGTTTTATAGCCAAGAAGTTGTGCTATTACTATAGGTGGCGTAGCAAAGGGAACAGGAAACGTGACGGTTGTGTTGACTGTATTTTGAGAGCCAGAAACGGTGGTATAACTCCACCCTGTTTGATAGGGAAAAGTATTAGTAGAACTGGCTAAATTTTTATTCGTCAGCGTATCAGTACTAGCCCGTCCGACGAGGGTGTCGGTGGCTGCTGGGAGTGTGTAGGTGTTGGAGCCGGTGCCTGTTGCAGTATGACGCTAACTATGCTATATTAGATGTATTGATTATGTGTGCCATGGCCTTGCAAAAGGCTTTGGCGTCATGGCAAAGCCTCAGGAAACTGGGGCTTTTCTATTTCTTCTAAAAAATCTGTCAAGCCCAATTAAAAAATCTACAACATTATTCTATCCCTCAACAGTGGGGGACGTATGGCCGTGCGAGACACATAACATAATCAGTTAGGACTTTCCTACTCTTGAGAAATAACCTATTTTACTGTATTGTTGTTTTACCCATAATTCTTACTATGCTATAATCCACTCATAAGGCCTGAGCCATTGCTGCTCAGGCTATTTTTAATATAAGGACTCTTATGGCCTCATACACATTTATAAAAAAAGGACAAGTAGCAGAACCAGGTCAACTTAGTAATTTCGGAGGTATGGTTAATGATGGTAATCGTAATACCATGCTTATGGGAGCTGGGCCAAGTACTTCTGATGCTACGGGTACGCCTCAAACTTCTCCGCTTACAGTTTCTAACTCAGCAGTAACAGCACTTCTGGTTCCTGCAAATGCGGTGCAATTGGTTATAACAGCCATTACCAATACCATAAATATTAGTGAAGCTGATCCAACTGTAGCTGCAAATTACTTCACGCTTCCTACGGGATTAGTATTAACAATAGATGTGGCACGTTGTTCTACACTTTACCTAAAAGCTAATACAGGCGCAGCTACTGTCAGTTTTTACTTTAACGTTGTATAGGAAAATAAAATGGTCAAGCCAAAAACATCTTGGGTACAGAATCCAACCAAATATACTACGTTAACAGCGTATTCTAGTTCATCTGTTACATATTCTAGTTCCACGACTGCTTATTCTAATGTCAATGGACAGCAGAATGAGAATAATAAACCTAAAACAAGCTGGACGGCAGCATAATGGCGATTAATTTCCCAACTTCCAAAGACGATGGCACAAGTTTACCAAACCCTTCTGGCACCAATACGCAAAATTCTCCTGACCATGCTGGACTGCATACTAATGAAAATGCGGCGATAATTGCTGTAGAGACAAAAGTAGGAACTGGTTCGAGTACGCCTACGAGTGGAACAGTGTTGGCGGGAAGTGGTACAGGTACATCTGCGTGGAGTAGTTCACTAAGTGGTTTGACACTTATTACGCCTACACTTACGACAGGCGGTACATGGGGTGGTTCCCCTACCATAACTAGCCCTACGATTAACTCTCCGGTTATCACTAATGCTTCCATAACTGTTGATACGATATCAGGATATACAACATCGAATAGCGGTTCAATTTATGGTATCTCAGTTTCGACTGGTCAAATTAGTAGTGCTCTGACACTTACAAGCACTTTAGCAGTCAATAGCACGCTTTCAACAACCGGTCAAATGAGTATACAGACTACTACTGCACCTCCTGCCGCAGGTGCTACTACATCTGGTATTAAAGTTTCATCAACGGCGAACTTTGGTATATTCTGGGGTTCTGGAGCACCGACATTTAGTGCCGCTCAAGGCTCTATCTATTTACGGACTGACGGTTCTTCAACTTCTACTCGATTGTATGTAAATACCACTGGTTCAACAACTTGGACTAACTTTACGAGTGCCGCATGATTACTTTTATACAAAGTTATAATATTGGGCTTATCGTGTAGGGGTAATATGAAATGTTAACATTCTCCCAAATCTCCAGTCGTGCGTTAGACATCGTTGGCAATCCGCAAGATGGCAATGTAACCTCGAATAATATTCAGCAAGATATCAACCAGGGGCTGAAACTCTTTAAGAATGCGGCGCGACGATACTGGACACGAAAACAGATTGTTGCAAATTTAGTTTCAGGGCAGCAAGATTATCAGTTACCAGCAGATTTTGTACGAGTAACACAGGTAACAATTACGGCAAATGGAATTGTGTATCCGTTAGTCGAAGTACCAAGCGAGTACAAGTGGAATGAATTAAACATCATTCCTTCTGTTACCATCTATATTCCTACCCGTTATTTTGTAAAGGGTTTCAATGTCATTAGCGTATGGCCTGCGCCGTCTACTGCTAATATTGGTACATTAAATGTGTCATATGAGCCACGTTTAGTGGATTGGAACGGCGTTGCAGACACGACAGGTACTTGTACCGTAACAAACGGTTCAACGACGGTTACGGACAGCGCTACGAACTTTGCACAGCAGATGATAGGGCAGTGGTTCAGCGTAACGGATGGCACCGATGGTAACTGGTATCAGATTGGTGCATATGACAACAATGCTAGTATTGAATTGGCTAACTACTATCAAGGTATATCGGGTAGTGGTAGGAGTTACCGGATTGGCATTGCTCCCGATATCCCCGAAGATTACCATATGGCTTTCGTGTACTATCCTGCGTATCAGTTTTACTTAAAGCGCGGAGATATTGAACAGGCAGAGGCATATTTGGCTATGTTTAATGCTTTACTAGACCAATATATCGAAACGTACTCCAGCAAAACAACGGGAGTGGTGCAGACAAAACAGCGTGGTGCAGCCTATAACATCTTCGGATTACCACCAACTAACATCACGGGGTAGGTCATGGCAAACAGACAACCTACGGGCAACAAGGTAAAGATACATACTAATTACTTTTCGGGTGGTGTAACGATTAGTAAGAAGTTAGGTATTGCTAATTCTTTTTATTACTCACAAGGACTTGATTTCCGTTCAGATCCGGCACAGATTTCTGTTTTGCCTGGTGCACGTACAGTTGCAACTAACCTTACTGATTTAATCACGGCGGTTGAGCAGGACTTGAATGGAGTACGTTGGGGCGTCGGTAGCAATGGCGGCATATATAAGATTAATACTTCCGATGTAGTGTCGAAAGAAGCACAATTAGCTACCAATGGCGCAGCAGGTATTCTCTATAACCAAGTAACTGATCAGCTTTACATACCCGATCAGACAACGGTTTCAATGTATGGACAGGTAACTACTGGTATCACAGGTAATCCCAAGTTTCGTAAGTCGCAGTTTGCACAAAGCGCTTCTACTTCCAACGGGTGTGTGAACTTATTTAATTCATCAGACGGCTTCTTTGACGGTTTGGCACGGAATAATGCCCAAAGTATTGGTGTTGGTATAACGAATGTTTCACAGGTAACTACTAATACGACTGCTACTTATTCTGTTCCCATAGCCCTATCTGAGGCTGTTGGTAACTTTTGCTACTTTGCTCCTGATATTGAACCATTTTACTCAATACCGGTATACATCGTTGCAAAGGGAACAGGAGACTGGACACTGACGCTACATGACAGTTTGAATAACAAACTGGCAGCGGTTACGGTAACAAACGTTAACCTTACCAATAATGCTTATAATGAGTTTAAATTCACTTCTCCCGTTCGCGCTTTAGTCAGTGCTTCGCAGACTGGTACTTCTGCAACCTATCATTGGCACATAACCTCTACAGTGGCAAATGGTACGGTAGGTACTCTTACGGCAAATGATTTATCGACGGCAGATTTTCTGTTGTTCGCTTATCGTTTAGTGCAAACACAGAATGGATGGCATCCTACGGCACTCTTTACTGGTTCTGGCGTGCCGCAACTCTGTATTGGCAATGGTAATTACCTTTCAACTTATAACTTTGGTAATGATACGAATCCAACAAACTTTCAATGGGTGCGTCATCAGTTATTCTTTAAGCCAGGGTATGAAGTATGTGGCTTATCTACAAATAATCAGTATTTGGTTATTGCCGTAGAGCGTCGTTCGAGTAACAGTAATCGTAACTTTCAAGATGGGGCGCTTTACTTCTGGGATC